ATATTAAAATATTCTCTTACTTGTGTGAACGCTCCTCTATTAATACTGAAGTACAAATTAGGACCGATAGCTTTAGGTGCTATATTAGCATTAATGTCATAAGTAGTAGTCTGTGCTAGACTGGCAGTAGAAGGAGTTAAAGCCTTATCGCCTCCCATTATATACTGAGCGTGTGTGCCAAATACTACTAGATTCTCATTGAAAGGAATAGCATATTTTAAGTTAGCTACTGAGTTCGTATCTACTGCAACATCAATAACATCAGTATCTAGTAAATCAGTTACTGTTGTTCTAAAGAAGTTCTCGTAGATGCCTGTTTCAGACATAACGATATTATCACCAGAGATAAATCCCAATCTATTACGGTAGAAGAATACATCCTCAATCTGTTGTCCTACAAAACTAGGCATAGAGTTAGATAGTTCATCACCTTTATCTCTATCGTAATAAGCAAACTCACCAAAGGTAAAGTTACCTATAGAAGTACGAACAAGGGTATGAGGCATAGTTGAGTTCTGAAACCCATCTTTAATACCAGGCGCTACTGTCTCCAGCCAAGCCTCTCCTGGATTCTTAACCCAAGCCCAAAACCCCTCGAACTTATTCTTCTCATCGCCTGTTACATTAACAAGTGTCTGTAAGCCTGAGTAGCTTCCCATTGTATTAGGTAAGTCTTGTAGTTGTTTAAGTACACCTTGCCATCCTTCTGATGCTTGGTTACCCCAAGAGTCGGACGTATCCCAAGAACCTGTTGTATTCTTATAAATAATAGAACCTGAACTAGAAGCACCGACTTGACCTGCTAAAGTGGAAGCAATTAAGTCCGACTTAGCTCCATCCTCTGTGTCCTTATTACTATTAGTAGTTCCATTAATAGTATAACTATAGGTATTCTTAGTAGCGTTGTTCTCACCACCATAAGAAATATATGTTCTCTTAACCCAGTAATAGGCGTGAGACCTGTGAATATCTTGGTTGGTTGTCCCGTGAGTATAGGTAGTAGATTCTGCTACTGTCTTAGTTTTGTTTACAATGAAAGTAGTATCACCTACAGTTACTGCTGAGAAACTCTCACTTGCTCTAGTCCCACTAGGAATAGATAAATAACTATCGGTACCTGAGTCTTGTAACGAACCTTCTAAGTCATACGTCTTCCATTCACCATCTGTAATAGCGATGATATATGCCTCAGTACCATCTCCTCTCTCGTATGTGTGAATGAAAGGGTAATCGGCAATCGTATTGTCAATAGCAGTTTCTACTAAAGGATTTCTTCTTCTAGTGCCTTCTGTAAACGACAGACTACAGTTAATCATCTCATCAACAGTAGTATCGTGACGAAGTTCTGGAGCCTGTTGACTAACACCATTAACTAATGATGGTAGTGTTTGATTAACTTCCATAGTTACTCCTTATAATGCTGTAGGGTTCTGTAATCTATTCATAGGTCTAGTAGTAGCGGTATCGTCAAAGATAGAGTAGTCACCTGAACGTAAGTCCTCTGTAATCATTAGACTTCTTGTATTTTCTAACTCTCTATATAGCTGTGTTACCATACTATCTACACCAATTACTCGTGTATATAACTTAATCTTAGCTGCTGCTACAACTACTGACTGCATAGGAATTGGTAATGTATCAAAATCCATATCCCACACAATAGATATCTTCTGTGTAGACTCGAATTTGTAAGTATTAGTCTCTTTGTTATAAAGCTTACCTGCTCTCTCGATTAAGTCATCACCTCGTTCTGTACCGTCTACTGAAATAACATCAGCAGGAATAGTAATATAGCCTTGTGTGTCTGGGACTAATTCCCAGTTGTCATCAGTATTAAACTGAAAGCCTTCTGCCAGTATCTCGGTCTTAGCTTCACCAATAACGGTATCAGCTAGTTCTGCTTCATAGTGACCAACTATAGAGGTAGTTGAGGGTACTGGGCTTTCACCTATTGTTGTTAGGCAGATGTTAATTGCATCATTATATCGTTTCATAAAACCTCTTTATTTAATGTGGATGAACAGCCCCCGAAAGGACTGCTCAAAGTAGTTTAAGCTACTGTCAAACGTTGTGAACAACCAGCGTTAAGAACGCCTTCACCCATTGCGTAAGAAGAAACCATCAACGTACCTAATTTCTCAGGAATGTAGTTAGCTTCAGACTTAATGTCTAGTAACTTAACAACACCTACTGCGTTTGGAGTAAAGATATAACCCCAGTTACCAGCAGGAATGTTATTAGATGTCATAATTGGGATACCAGCAATCTTGAATACATTACCTGTATCAATACCACCGTTACCATTTGTCCAATCACGATTTACAGCTTTATCAGATTGTACTAGGTTGAAGTAAGCTTCAGGATTAAGGATACATACCTTATCACCTGCGATGTCCTTACCTTCCATACCTGCTGCTGCATCGAAGATTGCCTCTACGATAGCGTTTGCAGTAGGAGTTGCACCTAATACTAAGTCAGCATTAACTGTTGGTTGTCCAATCTTAGGAGTAGCTGCTGCACACGCATCTAACTGTGTGATTACTGCTTTGTCTACTTTCTTAGCTAGAACATTACCCATCTCAGTTGAATATTGACCACGAGTCTCGTAATGAGACATAGCCTCTTCATAATCGTCCACAAATACTGAAGCGTATTTACGAGCAGCAATCGTGATTACTTGCTCGTTAGAACCGATGCTAGAAGGAACTACGTCATCACCAGGAGTGTGTGTCTTAACATCCGATGAGTCAGATAAGTTACCAATTACTGGAAACTGTGCTGATTTACCTGAGTTGATTGTACGTGTATTAACAAGAGGTAAGAATACATTCTTTGAAGAGAATGCGGTAAGGACTTCACCTGAGAAAATCTTAAGTGCTAAATCCTTGTTACCTGCTGTGCCACCGAAGTCGAAGTTCGGATTTGAAGTTGTATATGCCATTTGGTATATCCTATATAAAGTTTAAAGTTAAATTTTTATACAGTAATACGTTGTGTCTAAAGGGTATCTCTCCGCTTCCCCCTCGAGGGAAACATCAAGGCAATTATACTTACTTGTTTTACTATAAGAATGTCGACATCGCAAGCTTACGTTGCACTTCTGCTCTGTAAGTATGGTCTGTCTTGTACTTAGGACTAGACATAGCTTCCATCATATCACTTTTAGTAGTGAAACCACGGCTACTATTACTAGAACCTGTTGTACGGTTACCACCAATCAGTTGAGGATTGGCAGCCTTATATCGAGCGTTAAGCCCTTGGATTGCAAACTTAGCACTCTCTGCGTTATCTAGAGTAGCATTAAATGCTTCTTGTTCACTTTCCGAGAGGTTCGAGCCAGCCCATTCAATCATAGCCTGGTATGCAGCTTCTCCGCCAACCTCACTTTGAAGTGCGTTAACTTGTTGTTGCTGAATAGCCTCTTGCCCCTGTATGTAAGAATCGACCACCTCCTTTGATAATCCTGCCTGTTCAAGGTTGGAATACGTCTCTGAAGATAGCTCACCGTTCTCGCCATACTCGTTGTAGAGACCATCGAAATCTAATCCTTTGCTCTCTACTGTTTCTTTAGCATCTTCAACACTTTCCTCTACGCGTTCAGCATTATCCGTTGCTTCCGCAGTTTCATTAATGTTGTCTACTATAGGTTCTTGTGTATCTGAAGATTGCTGTCCCATCTTAGATTGTAGCTCTTTATATGCTTTCTCTAATTCTGAAACATCTTTGTATTTACCTGCTAGAAGTACGTTTTCTGTATCACTTCTTAGCTCTTGGTTTGTTAGCTCCTCGCTTTGGTTTGCTCTGTCCACCATTGCTTGGTCGTGCTCGTTTAGCTGAGGTGTTTCCTCGCTTGCTTGATTTACTGTTTCTTCGCTCATTGTCAGTCTCCTGTATTGTTTCGTTAGTGTAGATTGTGTATCTAATCTCACCCATAAGCCATTACCCCATTTGTTGTGCTATAGCAGCACCTGCTTCAGCTCCGCCCGATTGAGCAGCGGCATCTAAACCAACTTGACCTGCTTGTGCTTCCATAGCTTGTTGCTGTTCTTGTTGAAGTTGCTCTTGAGATTTAATAATTCCTTCGGAATCTAAACCAAGAGAAGTAGCTACTCGTCCTATCACTGCATCTACGTTAGCGTGCTGTGCAAATATCTCAGGTCCTAGTAACTGCTGTAGTGTTTGTGCAAACATAACTAACTTGTTGTAGTCGTGTCCTCTTCCTAATGCTTCTAATCCAGTAACAATAACTGGTTCTACTAATCCTTCTGGTAGCTGTGTCTTACTATTCTTGAAGATAATCTTAACAAGAGGTAACTGTAATTCTTGTGAAAGAATTGAGTAAATACCACCTAAAGCATCTTCAAGCTCACCTGCTACTAACCTAATCTCTTCGGCAGTAACACGCTCAGCATTACGAGTAGCACCCTGTGTTAACAGGAATGCACTAGCTAGTCTATGTTGGATTTCTTGTGCTAACTGATAAGGTATCTGCATATCACTACCCTTCTGAACTTGCAGAGTAGTAACATCAGTCATCTTACCTTGTACAAAATCTCCTGACCTTGCTTTAGATAAGTCTCTTGCTCTTGTAGTACCTGTAGGGTCTACTAAGAACACAATCTTAGAACTAGCGGCAGCACCCTCAACCATACCTTGGTTAAGAGCTTCTAGGCTACGTAAATCACCTAAATACTGTTCTACTAATCCTCTACCATAGTCTTCACCATTAATAGCCGTCCAACGTAAAGCAAGGAAAGGGTTATCCTCTGCCTTAACTACGCCTTCAGAACCTGGAACTACTTCACCTAATACCTCTTGATATATCTCATACTTACCATCTTCCATAATCTTGGCAGTAGTGTATAAGTCTGTATCTTCATCAGTAAGCTCAAGCTCAGGAACATCAGTAGGGTGTACTGTTTCTTTAACAATAACCTCTACAATCTTACCTAATGCATTACGTTTTACAACATACTCATTAAGGTTATATACTCGAAGTTCTTCTTCCTCAAGGCGAAGTAACGCATTACCTGTGCCAATTAGAAGTTTTAACGCCTCAAATAAAGGGACTCTATATGCTTTCTTCTCAATATATGTATATAGGTCACGCTCATATTTAGCAAGTGCCTCTTCAAGCTGTGCTTCCTGTTGTGTGTCTAACTCCTGCATATCCGCTTCATTAGGCATTAACCTAAAGAAAGGAGCGTTAGGAGGAAGTAGTGTAAGTAGTAGCTTACTAGCTAAGTGATTAACAGCTCTAGAACCAAGTGATTGATATGGAGTTGCTAATGCATCTTGTTCTTGATGCCCTTGCTTAGTAAGCATAGAAGGAATAGTAAGAGCAGCACAGTCCCTAGCCCTGTCTAATACTGTTGACTTATCGCCCTCTAGTTTAGACCACCTAGCTTTAAGGGTGGTTACGCGTTCTTCTGCCATTCCTTACTCCTTAAAATCCTTTAGATACGCCTGACTTAGTACCTGTTGTAGTAGCGATAGCCAAACGAGACTTACCCTTCTTAACAGCTGTAAGTTTCTTCTGTTTCTTAGTACCTTCATCACCAGGCTTAAAAGTAGCCTCATCAGTAGGTGCCGCTGTCGGTGCCTGAGGTGGTGGTGGTGTAGGTGCACTAGGGGATTTAAAAATTCCGCCCATAATTATTCTCCTGT